TGGACGCGCGACCAATTGGAGGCAAGCTTTCAGTCGTACTGGATCGCACGCAAGGCGATCACCATCCCCGCGCATGATGCGACCAGGGAGTGGCGCGCCTGGCAGGCCAAGCAGAAACAGATCGAGCTACTCGAGGAGACCGAGGAGCGGCTCGGCTTGCAGTTGAAATTGCAGCAAGCACTGACCAAGGCTCGGCTCTATGGCGGCGCATGCATCCTGATCGGCGTCGATGGCGACATGGCCAGGGAGCTCGATCCGGAGACGATCGGCAAGGACGGTTTGAAATTTCTGCACGTGCTCTCACCGCATCAACTCGCAGTGCAGGAGATGGTCCGGGACATCTCGTCGCCCTACTACGGCCAGCCGGAATATTACGAGCTCCACGACGACACCGGAAAGTTTGGCCACGTCAAGATTCACCCTAGCCGGATGGTCCGCTTGCTCGGATTGGACGCGCCTGATCCGCTGGCCAATTTCGGCTGGGGTGATCCGATGTTGCAGGTGATCAACGATGCTGTGGCATCCGCCGGCACCGTTGCGCAATCGATCGCGGCGATGATCGGCGAAGCCAAGTTCGACGTGATCAAGATCCCTGGGCTGACGGAAATCTTCTCGACCACTGAGAGCACCGAGCGGTTGATCAAGCGGTTCTCGGAGGCCAACGTTGCCAAGAGCATCATCAATGCTGTGGTGCTCGATGGTGAGGAGGACTGGCAGCGCATCGGCGTCAACTTCACCGGCATGCCGGAGATCCTGCAGATGTACCTGCAGATCGCAGCCGGTGCGGCTGACATTCCTGCGACGCGCTTCCTGGGGCAGTCACCGAATGGATTGAACGCCACGGGCGAGAGCGACCTTGCGAATTACTACGATCGCATTCACGCGGACCAGGAGCTCAGGCTCACGCCAGCGCTAGAGAAACTCGACATCGCCATTCAGCGCAGTGCACTGGGCAGGTTTGACCAGAATATTTTCTACGAGTGGAATTCGCTGTGGCAGATGAGCGATGAGGCCAAGGCCGCGATCGCCAAGACCAAAGCGGAGACGGCGCAGATGGATGTCTCTGCGGGGCTGGTGCCGTTCGAGGCGCTTGTCAGAGGCCGTGTCAATCAACTGATTGAGGACGGCACCTACCCAGGCATTGAGGCCGGCATCGAGGAGGCGATCAAGAACCAGGAAGAGCTCGATGAGGAGGCGCTGCAGGGAGAGCTCGCGCCAGAGCCGAAGCAACTGACCGGACCCAACACGCGCGGCATGGAAGGTCAGACGCAAGAGGAGGTAGCGAAGGATAGCATCGGCCCTTTCGCGAAAGCCTCGCGGCGGACCCAGGCGTTGGACCGTTTGGCGAGATCGCTGCATGATCTGCTAGTGCCGTGGGATGAGAGCAAGCATCCGCGCGATCTAGGCGGTGAGGGCGGCGGGCAATTCGTTTCCGCAGGTGGTGAGGGCTCGAGCTCCAGCCAGGTTGGTCATCCAACCACGATGTTCGTTTCGCCAAGCGTCAAGAGCAATCTAGATCTCAAGGGCGCAGAGAAAGAGCTCACCTCGCGCCAGCAAGTGCGCTTGCGTGCTGCATCGGCTGATATCTGGAATCGGGTTGGCGTCGGCAATGTGCACGAGGTGAATGCGATCGGTGCCTGGAAGGATGGTGCCGAGAACACGCTGATGTCGCGCAGTGACAGCGACTGGAATAAGAACAAGCTTGCTGCCGTGATGAAGGGATACATCGCTGACCAGAAAGCGGTGATCGTATTTCAGCAGAATGATGCGTCGGGCAAGAGCTCGCTGACGCAGTTCGAGGCCAAAGGGAAATTAGCCAAGATCGCCAAGAACCTGGCCGATGATGGGATCGAATTCTACACGCTGGTGCCGAAGGAAGGCGGGGCCACGGTCTACATGGTAGACTTCAACGGCGACATGCTGGACAAGATGCACGGTGCGGCGAGGAGATATGGCGATGACAACAAACTCTACTACCAATTCGGCGACGCCGAATACATCGGAAACAGTGACGAGTCAGGATCAGACCGCGAGCAAAGGGACCGCGCGAGAGAAATATATCAAGGCGTCATTGACCAATCCCCAGTTGCAGAGGCTAAGAGCATCTGGAAAGACGTACGTGATCACTGGCTCCCATCTTACGAAGCAGAAGGGTACGACCTAACGCCAACGGCGATCATCGCCGAGAATCCGAATATCAAGAAGGGTTCTGTCCGCAAGGAAGAGGCGGCGAAGATGTTGAACAAGCGCGCGGGAGAAATCCTGGAGCGCGATCTCGGCATGAAGTACATCGATGAGGACAACCACACGCCGGAGACCGACGAGTATCTCGCCAACGTCATCATGATGGAATTGCGCGAGGGCCTGATCGGCGGCGTCAGTGGCGCGGACTGGTACGACAAGACGGTGAAAGAGGCGATGCACATCGCCGAGGATATCTATCCTGGCGTCAGGACCGATCCCAACAAGCGCTTCATGTACACCGCAGCGCTGGCCGTTACGAGCCAGGGCGAGACCGTGATGAACAACGTGCGCATGGCCGATGAGGTGTACACGTATTATCAGGAGCATGGTCGCTTCCCATCGGACTTCAAGGCGCACAAGGCCAGCGTTGGTGCCAACCTGCGCAAGATCAACGAGTTCATCGATGAGAAGGGCGGCGGCGCGAAGGGCATCGAGGCGATCCGCGAATTCTTCGACTCGCAGTTGACGACGCGCGATCTCACCAGGAAGACCAACGTCAAGCCTGGCGCGACGCTGCAGGACGATATGCTCTATGGTTCTGCGATGCTCGGGCCGAAGATCGGTCAGGGCTTCTACCAGAACCTCAACGGCAACTTCACGCCGATCACGATGGATCTGTGGTTCATGCGTGCCTGGGGCCGCATCACCAACACGGGCGTTGCCGGCGGTGACATGACCAAGCAACTCGATCGCATGAAGGGCGAGTTGGAAAAGTCTGGCATGACGGTGCCGAGCACCAAGGCCGGCTTGATCAAGGTCGCGGGCGATATCAACGCCGAGCACGAACGCGCGTTTGCCAAAGCGGTGAAGGCCGGCACCCAGGAGAGCTACGACAAGACAGAGTTGATGCATGCCGCCGAGCGGCTGACGCTGTACGCGAAAGGCAAGATGGTCGAGCAACCGGCCAACGGCAATCAGCGCAAGTGGATCACTGCGGTATTCAACCGCGCGATCGAGAAGCTAAGCCAGGAGCACAAGCTAACGCTGACGCCGGCAGGCGCGCAGGCAACCTGGTGGTGGCCGGAGAAAATTCTCTGGGAGGAAATGGGCGTGACCGCGAAGAAGCGTGACGCTGACTACGCCAAAGAGTTGACCGAGTTGCGCGACAAGCGCCGCAGCACCAAAGATGCGAAGCGCGGGAGAGAGGATGGCGTTGTCAATGGCCGCATCGTCGGCAAGCCATGCTTCGCGCCGATGGAAGACGATCCGGACGAGGATGATTTCTGGACCGATGAAGACTACAAGGAAATGCGCAGGCGCTTGCGCGAGAATTGGAATGACACCTGGAATGACGCGCTGCGACAGTGGAATGAGGAAAAGCATTCACGCGTAGAAGGCGGCGCGACCGCAGGGCAATTCGGATCTGGCACGGGGCCGATGACTGCGCGCAAAGAGCGTAGTGGTCACGCTGTTGCAGCGATACGCGGCGAGCACAAAGAGCGCATCAAGGGCGAGCGCGCCAAGACCGCGAGCACCAGGATTCAGAACGAGGCCGCGAAGAAGACCGAGCAGGAGACCGCGACCAAGGCCAAAGAGGACGAGGGCGCGCTCAAGAAGGGCAAGAAGGTCGCGCGCAAAGAGGACTTCGAGAAAGCCAAGGTTCGCTTCATGGGACGCGGTGAAGGCGGCGATGAAGTATTCTTGCAGCGATGGAATGATCAGATCGGCATGGATCCAGCGGAGTTCAAGAAATCCTTCCTGGGTGGCGTGCCGGCGACGATGGACATTTACATCGAGGGCTCGGAGTTCAAGATCAACGGCAAGTTGCTCGACAAAGAAGAGGGCCGGCGCATCGGCGACTATTCGCGCTTCATCGATCCCACCAAGAAGAGCGCTTACTCTTCGTTCTTCGAACTCGATCCGTCACAGCAGCACAACAACACCGGCAAGAAGGTGCTCGGCGGCAACATCGAGATGTACGAGGCGCTTGGCATCGAGACCGTCAAGGTGACAGCGAACATCGATGTCGGTGGTTATGCCTGGGCGAAATACGGTTACGTGCCGACGCAGAGCGCCTGGTCCTCACTGAGCTCATCGCTTGAGCGTAAGTTGGATCAGATCGGTAGCAGCGGCGGACGTGGTGGCAGTGGCAGCGGCATCGAAGCCGATAGCTGGGAGCAACTATCGACCGAACAGCAAGAGGAGACGCAGCGCAGGTGGATGCGTGACTCGCGCGATGAGTTCATGCAGTACGAGATCGAGTCCTGGCGCGATCGCGGCGAGCCGATGGAGCAGGCGAAGGCGCAACTAGCTGCGCAGTTCAACGATCAGAACAATTCCTGGGCGTTCGATGCGTTGAAGACATTGACCGACGAGCGCGGCCAGGACGATCTCACCGTCAAGCCGTATCCGTTCAACAACGAACAGATCCTGGCGGCGCTTGCGATCGAGAATTACGAATCGCGCTACCAGGACGGTAACGATGATCCGGAGTTCACCTGGAACGACAAGCAACTTGATGAAGCCGGTAAGTTGAAGAACCCTGACCAGTTGGAATTGCCGAACATCGAGCCTCCATTCTACAACAAGATGCTCACCGATGAGATGCGCACCGAGATCACCGATGCGCTGACCAAGGCGTTCAACATCCAGGCCGAGAACGACGCCAGTGAGATGGATCCGCCGGATTATCTCGCCGAGCAACTCGAGGAATACCAGGGCGAGCACTGGGACGCGAAAGAGGAGCGCGAGAAACTTCAACTCGCGATCGACTACGGCCAGGCCGAGATTGATCTTGAGGCTTTCGATGAAGACCAGGAAGAGATGGACCTCACCGAAGAGGAAAAGGAATCGCCGGAGATCGATGAGCTCTACGATCTGGTGCGCTCCGGTGATCCGAAGAGCATCTGGAAGATCGCTGACAGTTCGCTTGGCAAGAAGCTACTCTTGAACAGCGGTTGGTCTGGCGTGCTCAACCTGAAAGATCCGGAGAGCTACGCGCGCTTCAAGGCCTACGTTGGCCGCGTCAAGAAGGGCCAAGAGGAGAAGAAGTGATGCCGAAAATTCACGGCTCTGAGGATGGTGAAGTCGCCCAGGAATTCTTCTACCGCACACGCGGCGGCAGGATGCAGGATGCAAATTTGCATGACCACATCATCTTCGTGGCCGAGCATGCCCAGGTGGACGAGACCATCATGGCACCGATCCGCGAGAAGTATCGCAAGAAGTACGCGAAGCCGAAATGAGATCGCGCGATCCGACACGCAGCGCAGCGCTGCGCAAGCACGGTCGCGCCCAGGCTAACCGGCGGGTGCACAATCTCTATCAGCGTCTGCGCCAGGGTTTCCAGGAGCACGATGTTGTCGGTTTGCGCGCGCCTCCGAGCTCAACGCCCTACACGTTCATCAACTGGGTTGAGTCGGTGTCACATAAACTCGCACGTGCCGAGGGTATGATCGAGAACCTGATCGACCAGACACTGTTGGCACCTGCGGACTGGCCGCGCGAGTTGATTGAAAGATCCATTGCGCATGGCATCGAACTTGTGGAGCAGGAGCTATCCACGTCGCTCGATTACCTGGACGCTGGAGAGGTGTCACGACTGCATGCGGGCGCGGCCACGGCTGAGGTACGGGGAATTGCGAGCGAGACTCAACGAAGGCTGTTGCGCAACGTGGTTCATTCGCTTGAAGCAAAGGAAAAACCAGAAGCGCTGATGCGTGAAGTGCGCAAGGTGATGGAGAAGATCACGCGACTTCGCTTGCACCTGATGATCAACACCCTGGTGGTAAGGGCGGTCAATGCTGCGAAACTCTACGCGTACGCCGCAGAGGGGATCACCCGAGTCGGGATCGAACCAGAATGGTTGCCTAACAGCGATGCTCATCAACACGATAGTGTGGCTGGTGGTCATCCTCATCGCAATGGCGTTGCTGTACTACTAGACGCGCGATCGAAGAAGGCGAAGCGACGCAAGCGCGTCAAGGCCAACAAGGCCAAGCGCAAGAAGAAGGAATTCTCGGTCGAGGAGCAGGTGTTGGCGATCGGGCTCGGCACGCTCATCGGCGGGGAGGCCGGCGATCTGATCGAGCGCGCTGTCGAGAGCATCGCAGAGGCTGCAGAACAGGAAGAGGAGCAACTTGTAAACGTTCTCACTGCCGGCGACGATCGGGTGTGCCAGGACTGCGAAGACATCGCGTCGGATGGGCCGTACGAGCTCAGCCAGGCACAAGGTCTAATTCCCTCACATCCGAACTGCCGTTGCGCTTTCATCCCATTCGGCGATAAACGCTTTGCTCCGCTCATGGAGCAGGAAGAGAACGAGGAGTGGGAAGAATGAAACGCTTTATCGTCAACGAGACGTTCGAGCACGAGGGCACCGAGTACGCCCAGGGAGCAATCTACGAGATCACACCGGAGATCGAGATGTTGCTGCCGCTGTGGATCGGCGAGGACAAGGTCCGTGATCCTGACGTGTCGCATGGCGACGATGATGAAGTCGAGAAGACCATCGAAGAGGCCAAGGCCAGGCACGAAGACGACGATGACGACAATGACGATGAAGACGACGATGACGACGAGAAGGACGAGCCTGCTTGAACTATCAGCGTGGCTACATCCAGTTTGGAAAAGATCGACAGCATCCGGTGTCAGATCCGGATGCTGACATCGCGCGCGAGCAGGGGCCAACGGTGTGGATGGGCCACCATGACGTTCGCTCCTGGTACAGGACCGTTCCGAGCGCCACCTGGCCGATCTATCCGCCGATAGGTTGGCAGACGGATGAATAAGCAAACCAGGATCATGGAGGAGTTGCACTTCGGCACGACGCTAGCGAAGCCGAAGTCGAAGTCGGTGGTGCGCATGCGCGGTTTCGTGCGCGACGCCGAAGATCCTGTGGTTGACGAGCAAGCGCCGCCGGCAGTGTGGCTGGTCAACCGTCTTCAAGTCGATGAGGACGGCGATCCTTTGATGGAAGGGATCTTCGCCAACTACAATGACGACATCATCCTCGAAGCGGACTCCAATACGCTGATCGGGCGGTACTCTCCGGCGAGAGGCCCCGCTGAATCTCTGATCATCGGCGAGGGGTTGCGCGTCGAGGATGGTGTGCTGATCGGCGAGGGCGGCGGCGAGAAGGGTGATCCTGGACCGCCTGGCCCGCAGGGTCCGCAAGGTCCGATGGGTCCAGGCGGCGCATCGTCATCGGCATTCGACTATCGCGCCGACACGCAGGTGCAATCGACCACTACCGATCCAGGTGCTGGAAAGTTTCGCTGGAATAACGCGACGCAGCAAAGCGCGACGATGCTGTCCATCGACCGCATGACGATGGACAATTTCGATCCGACTGCGATGTTCACGACAGCGCAGTTTCACGACGAGCTCATCATTCAGGAGAAGACGCTCGCCGCCCACTTCCAGGAATTCACCATGACCGGCCCAGCGGTGCCGATGGGCGGTGGCGACTGGTTCACGGTGCCGGTGCA